CAATTACAACTGTGCCTGTTGTGTTAGGCAAAGTAATTGTATTGTCTTGAGTTGGGTCAACTACTGTAAGAGTAGTCTCATAGGCATCAGCAGTACTGCCTTCAAAAGTAATACTTGCATCTACTGCACCACCTGTAATAATTGGTGATGTAAGTGTTTTATTAGTAAGAGTTTGTGTAGCAGCAGTACCAACTACAACACCATCTGATGAACCAAGTCCGTGCATTGCATGAGTACCAGTACCATCATTGTAAGCACCAGTTGCTTCAATGTGTAGGTTAGACTCACGAAGGTCACGACCAATAACCATGTGACGTACTACAGCACCTGATGAGTGGTCTTGTGCTGATGCACCAGACATGTCAACAGCGCGAGTTACTGTTAGGTTGTTAGACGAAGCAGCCGTAATTTCTACAATTTCTTCAAGGGCTGTATCTGGGTCAATAACAACTACAAAGGTTTGACCAGCAGAGATAGTTGTACCAGCAAGTAACGTAGAAGCGTTTGTTACTGGAATAACAGTAGCACCAGAGGTAACTGCTGATGACAGTGTTGTTTGCTGTGAACGGGAGGTATACTTACGTACTGTCATTTATTCGCCTATCGTGAATAGTGGACGCGGGTAGGGAACTGAAGTTTTTGCTTCAGGGATTCTTCTTCAAGGCGTTGTAAGTACAACGCTTGCAAGTTCTTTGTAACTGTGGTGCCTGTGCCATACGGACGCTTTGTGTCAATTTCATCTGATGCAGGTGTAGTAATAGAGTTACGTGCTGGGTCAAGGTATGAAGACAAACGCCAAGCAGAACCATAAATAATTACATCGCGCATTGAAGATGGTAGTCCCGATACAGTCTCAAAGTCATCTGAGTTATTTGCTAATGGCACTGGCAAGTGTGAGTAAATAATATTCATAGTACGACCTGGAAGTACATTGTCGTAGATTGATACAGTCTTACCTGTAGGAAATGCTGATGGGTAAGCAATAGGGTCCCAACGCCACTGGCGAATTGGTAGCCATTCTTTTGTTGGTCCCACCGATTGCCATGCCATTGAAAGAATCTGAATGGCTTCTGCTGGTACTGCGTATGTTGTACGGCTAGCCAAGAATGTTACACCTGTGTAGCCAGTTGCAAATACCTTTGGGTATACTGCACCAATTGTATCGTTAATTGCACGCTTAACAACTTGACGTGGAAAGGTAGGGGTAATAACTACTTTTGTATTAGTAGCGTGAGCAGCAGGAGTAGTGCCATTGTATCCGCGCCCAAAAGGAGCGATAGTAACAGTGTTTGCTTGACGGTCATAAGAATCTACCCACATCATTTCATCATCAATTTCAATAATGCCTTTAGCAATATTGTCGGTGGTAGCAACGTTAAGTACTAGGTCTGAACTGGTAGCAGCAGATACTAAGTAGGTTGCTCGGTCTTGACGGTACGTAAAACCTGCAAGGTCTAACTGTACGTCATCAATTAAATTATCTAGTGTTGTCATTAGGAAGCAACCGTTCTTAGTGCAGTAACAATCTCAATGTATTTTGCTGGGTCTGTAATGCCAGCAATTTCACATGCAGCAGCATTGTTGCCTTTGTATGCTGTATAGGGGCGGTTAGGGTCAGACTTAAGATTTAAAGCAGATGCCAGCGGTGTACCCGCTGGAGTTCCTACCCAGTTGTTAACTGCTCCGTCTTCATCAAGGTATTCTGTGTACGCTGGATACTCGCCACCGTTAGCAAGGCGATTGAGTTCGTCACGAAGTGTAGACCCAGGACGACCATACAAGGTATAAGTAGTGCCATTGTAAGTTGCGGTTCCATATGTTGTCATTACTTACCTTTCTTCTGTGCTGCTCTCATATTGTCTACAAGATTAGGATATTTTCTGCCAGCCTTTTTAGCAGCAGCCTTGGCTGATGCTTTAGCAGCAGGTGATAGTGGTGTTGATTTTTTCTTAGGGTTAGGTGTTTCCCAAACTTTCTTAGCCATTACCACTTAACCTTGTCTGCCCAGTATGCAGCCGACATCTTGCCCTTAGCAATATTCTTAGCATGACGGGCTTTAAATGAAGCCTGTCGCTTAGTTGGCTGACGGTCTCCAGTAACGCCCTGTTGACCAAAGCGAATAGTTTTGACCGTACTACCTTCTTTAGCCACAACTACGTGGCTCTTCTTTGGGTGGTTTGGTGTGCGCTTAGGCTTATTAAAGCCTGACACTCCTGCTCGCTTTAGTCTAGGGTCTGTCATTACTTAACCTTCTTCAGATTCGGATTCTTTTTCTTTGCTGCTGGGCTTGCCTTGCGTGTAGAGGATGCGAGGATTGCACCAGCAGACTTCATTGATACACCGCTTTTCTTTGCGATGCTCTTCTGTGCGGCTTTGAAGCCCATACCCTTTGCCATTGTTATCCTTTGTAAACGTCTTTGCCATACTTGTTCTGCAAGATTTTAAGCATTGCTTTATCTTGCGGAGTCATCTTAGGCTTCAACTTGTTAACATCAAATGTCTTAGCAACTGAACCTTTTGCAACTGCTTTCTTAGCGGTAGCCATTACGGTCTACGTCCGCCTTCAGGCTGTGTGTATACACCCTTGATAACCTGTGCAGGTCCGTTAGGTGTACCCTTGCCTGAACGTGGTGCTGACATTGGTGCCACTGCTGGACCAACTCCGCCCATAAACTGAGCCTTGTTTACAGATGATGTATCTGTTGCAGCCTTACGTACCTTTGCAGGAATAACAAGACCTGCTGCTGTTTCATTTGATTTCATGTATTCGTTAGCCATTGTTACTTTCCTTTTCCGTATGGTGCTGGAACATTCCAACCCTTAATTACACTTGCATCTGAGCGATGAAGTTCTTGTCCACCAATTGATGAACCTTGTGTGTAGCCAGGGATTGCTCCTGCTGCTGGCTTTGTACTGTTACGCACTGGTGCGTCAATAGTTACTGCTGTGTCCTTGCATCCGCATGCTGTGCACATAATTACTTGCCCTTCTTCATGATGCGCTTACGAAGCGCCATGTCCATACGCATGTCCGCCTTAGCAGATGGCTTCTTGACATCCATCTTTTTGTCAGCCTTCTTGAAGGCGGACTTCTGCGCTGGCTTCATGCCCTTCATCATCTTTGCATCCTGTGCCATGTCTTTTTTCATTGACATAGCGGCTGCCTTCTTCTTCATTGCTGGCATTAGATTTGTCCTATCTCTTTCATTACTGCTACGGTTTCTTTATTTATGTCCTTGGCTTTAGGCATCTTTCCTGCATCATAGGCTTGATTTAAAACCGCTGATGCATCTAATGCTTTTTCTATAGCCTTGCGATTAGTGCCTTCGGGTTGTACCCCTTGCGCTCTAGCCTCTTTATAGAAAGCCAATTCTTTGTCCCATTTTTTTTGAGTAGTACCGCTAGCAATAATTTTGCCAGATGCATCTCCTGTTGCTAGTTGTAGACCTTTAGCCTTACAACCAAAACAATCATCATCACACGCCGTGTGGTCAATTGAAATTTCTTCATACTCAAACGGCTTATCTGCTGTTACATCACATAACACGCAACCCCAAAGGGTTGCTTCAAAGTTATGGTCTGCGCTGAATCCCCATTCAAGCACCTTGCTAATATGCTGATGCTCCACTATTCCGCCCTTACGTATTCACCAAATCCTTGGTCAATTAATGACTGATATATGTCTTGTTTAATTTCATACTCACTGCCACCTAAATAAAAATGGTCAGCCTCTGCAATTACATTTTCAGTTGGAAATCTAGTTTCAGACCAAACGCCATTATTGCGCATGAGACTGACTCCACGTGTCAAGCGATAGCGGATAAACAAACGTCCACCGCCTGCTGGACCGTACTCCTCTGTAGGAGTTGTTAGGTAATACTTAGTCATTAGTCTCCTTAGTTGACTTACTACAAAGCAGGGGCGCACATGCAACCCCTGCTCTGTCGTCAGTTAACTATTGCTTACACAAAGTCAATTGATGAAGATGTCTCAACGCGGTAAAGCGCTTCTTGACGGTAGATAGCGTGACCAAGTACGCCGTACCATCCGAGTGGACGGTGACGCATCAACTTGTCAACAACTGGTCCGATTACAACGTGTGGCTCTTCAGCAACTGCCTCAGCAAGTGCTTGCTGTCCAGCGAAGTATGTGTTGAATACCTTTGTAATTGGAGTGATTGTTACTGCTGCACCTGATGTAACACCAGCAGATAGAACTGCTGGAGATACTGTTACGTTTAGTCCATCAATTGCAGTTACATATGTTGTTGATGTTGTCAATCCTGTTGCCATGATTGCATCGCCAACATTGATGCCTGAAGTAGATGTAAGAGCAAGTGTTGTTGCTCCTGACGCTGCTGATGCAGTTGTTGTTGTACCTGAAGTAGTGCGTGCAACGCCTACCTTGTCATTGTACAAACGTGGTGACTCTACATAGAAAGCACCTTCGTATGTACCAATTTCGCCTGCCCAGATAGCATCATTTGACTGATACTCGTGTGGCTGACGCCATGAACCTACGCCTGTTTCGGCGCGAAGGTCATGTGAAACTTCTGGGTGGATACCAGCCCAGTAGAGTGAACCCTTGCGTGGGATAGCCTTGTTAGCACGCAACTTTGCAGTTGCCTTACGTGCTAGTGCTGATGTGAATACATCAGATGAAGCAAGAGTTGCTGTTGATGTAGCAGTTCCGCCACGAAGTACGTTGTCGCCAGCGCGTAGCACTGTCTGAGCAACTTCGTCAATTGAGTCTGCCATGTTGAACGCAATGATGTTAGCAATTGCTGGGTCTACATCAGCAAGGCTGAAGAGTTCCAAAGCACGTGTTACAAGTACTGCGTTACCATACTCTGCAAGAGTAATTGTTGTGTAGGTTGGTGTTGCCAACGCTACTGCATCTGGGTCAACTGTTTCTGTGAGTGTTGCTGTCTTCTTTGTTAAGTCAACATAACGCTGCAAAACAACTGATGAACCAGGGATGCTCTGACGTGCAGGTGTCTTATCGGCAACTGAACGGATTAGTGGTTGTGCACGGAGTGCGAACTCTACAAGACGGTCATACGCCTTCTGTACGAGACCAGCACCGCCAATGGTACCTCCAAGCGAGTTGGAGCCAGTGGTTGTATATGCATTAGCCATTTATTGCACCTCCTTATGAGGGTATTAGATTCGGTTGTTGTTAATTAAGTTTGCCTGAATAAATCATGGCAAGTAGTTCTTCTTCCGAAGCATTGTCTACTTGATATGCCAGATTTTGTTCGGCATCAGGCGTAATCGCCTGCTGTGTTACCATGTCCTGCTGACGCAATGCAGCACGGTCAAGGGTGTTTGCAGGCTGTTCCTGCTGCACTTGTAGTCCAAAGACTTCAGCGTTATCATCAAGCCAGTTAGAAACTGTCTCTTCTGTAAAATCGCCTTCAATCTCTCGTGCTACTAATCGTGCTGCTTTAGGACTTACGCCTTTTGTTTCTAGGACTTTCTTGATAACCGCTTCACGTTGCGCTTTTGTGAATGTTTCAAGTTGCTCGGTTAACTCCTTGATACGCTTTTCATCCGCACGCTTAGCCTTGCGCAATTGTTTCATTGCACTTTCTTCAGTGTTTGGAGTTGTATCGATGTCGTCTTCGTCTTCGTCCCAGTAGTTGTTGCTCATAGCAACCGTTCTCCCATCTCATTAGTTGAATCGCAGACCACAGGCTCGGCATTGGGGAATACCGTCTGGCTTCTGCTACCAGTCTTATACGCAGGCGGGGCTGGTGGGTCCGCTCTGGATTCTGTTTATAGTAAGCCTTGCGTGCTTCTTGCTAGGCTGTCTTGATTTGTTCCTGCGCTGCCACCAAAGGCTGCGCGTTCCATAGATGCTAAACGCTTACGCTTAGTTGCTGCTTGTTGGTTGCCCTTAAATACTTCGGCTTCACCTTCAGCC